ATGCACAGTGGATTATTTCGCATATTGAAGCAATAGGTATTGCACTGGCAAAAGGAGTGCTGAAATATTTCAATATACCGTATAAAGAGGAAAACTCAAATCTTGAAAGTGAACTTGAACTGCTTCAGAAATTTGGTATTATCAATTCGCCGGATTACTGGAAGCAGAATGCAGTAAAAGGAAAAACAGTAGCTGGTGAGTATGCCGCCATCCTAATTCAAAGGGTAGCGGCATTATTATTGAAGGGAGGAAATTGATTATGCAGCAGTCAAGATGGAGAAGTAAAGCAGCATGGGCATCGGTGGCAACACTGGTGCTTTTCATTTTAAAAAACTATGGACTTCTTGAAGGGATCGGAATGTCCGAGGATAGTTTTAAAGAACTTACAACCCTGATTTTTACCGTGGCTCTTGCCTTCGGGGTGTTCAATAATCCTACCAACAAGGACAGCTTTTAACAAATAGGGTCTGCTAAATAAAGTATTGCTAAAGAAACCTGTGGGGTGTTGAACTCTACAGGTTTTCTTTTTTTTACCCAAAATCCTCACTTTATTTCATTTTCAAGGCTATTCACTGAGAGCGCATTTTTTGCGCCGTATGTACGGAGGTCATTGAAATGAATGCAACGCAAAAAGAACAAATCCGTCTCCTGCGATTACAAAGAATCGGATATTCAAAAATAGCTCAGAGTCTTAGCTTATCAGAAAACACAGTAAAATCCTATTGCAAAAGAAACAACCTTGGAGGGGTTGCGGCTGCTCCATTAAATAGCGATACGGCTGAACTGAGATTTTGTAAAAACTGCGGTAATCCATTATTGCAGAAAAAAGGGTCAAAACCTAAAAAGTTCTGTTGCAATGAGTGTCGTACTGCATGGTGGAACAGCCACCTTGATACTGTGAATAAAAAAGCGGTGTATTCGCTTGTCTGTATCCACTGTGGCCGGGCATTCGAAAGCTATGGAAATAAGAGCCGCAGGTTTTGCTGCCATCCCTGCTATGTTGCAGAGCGTTTTGGGAAAGCCCAAAGCCAGAAAGTGAGGGATTGATTATGACGAATGAAAAATTTCAGCGTGAAAAAACCTATCAGATTACGCTGCATATAGTCAGAAAAATAATTCAAGACGGAATACTGACCGAAGATGAAATGCGTATGATTGATACGATTTTAATCAAAAAATATAACCCTCTATTGGGTTGTTTATATCCTTGAAATTGCTTGATGTATGGCTTTTACAGAGTTAATATGTAACATACCAAAGCGTGCTTTGGTGCATGGAAAGGGGGTCGAGAAATGGACCGAAAGGTTAAAATGTTGTCTTCGGTAATTCCTTTACTACCTATAAAAAAGAGAGTAGCTGCCTATGCCAGAGTTTCAAGCGGAAAAGATGCCAGTTTGCAATCGCTGTCAACACAGATAAGCTATTATAGCGAATACATACAACGCCACAACGAGTGGGAGTACGTTGGTGTTTATGCCGATGAAGCATTAACAGGTACAAAGGACAACCGGGAACAGTTCAGGCGGTTGCTTTCCGATTGTGAAGCAGGTCTTATTGACTTAATTGTAACAAAATCTATATCCCGCTTTGCGC